GGGTTACTACAGTAGATCCAAATATAACAACTTATCCTTTCAAGGTAGAGCTACACTAGCTGGAGTTAGTGGTGGTAGTGCAACTTCGGTTTTTGTTGTTGATGGCTCTAGCACAATTTCTGGCACAAGTGGTTTTACTTCAAAAGGTACACAATTAGATTTAGGTACAGCAACAATTCAAGCTGTATCTGGCTTTAGTGCTGAAGGTACACAAATTGATGCTGGTAAAGTAACTATTTCTGGTGTTTCTGCTTTTAGTTCTATAGGTCGTCAAGTACATACTGCCACAGTAACTATTGTTGGCACTTCTGGTTTTACTTCTATAGGAACACAAATAGATCGAGGTGTTGTAACAGTTGCAGCAATCTCTAGTTTTAGTTCTATTGGTGGGTTAAAATGGACAGACCAAATAGTTGTAGCAGATACTTGGACAGAACAAACTGTAGCAAGTGATACTTGGACAAACCAAACAAATCCAACAACTACATGGACAGATTTAGACGAACAAGAAGTAGCATAATATGGCAGACACAACAACAACAAATTTAAGTCTTATAAAACCAGAACCAGGAGCGGCTGAAGATACTTGGGGAATTTCAATAAATTCTAATTTAGATACTATTGATGGTTTATTTGGTTCTTCTGGCTCTACTGTAAATTTTGGTAGTGTTCAAGTTGCTGGTACTAATGGTGTCAATATTCAACAAGGCGCTATTTCAATTAAAAATGGTGGTACACAATCAAGAGTAGATTTTTATTGTGAATCTTCCAACGCACATTACGCAAGATTACAAGCACCAGCACATTCTGCATTTGGTGGCAATGTAACTATAACTTTACCAACTAGCACAGGTAATTTAATTGGTACTGGTGATTCAGGCACAGTAACAAATACTATGTTAGCTGGTTCAATAGCTAATGCAAAACTAGCTAATTCTTCTGCAACTCTTAATTCACAAACTTTAACTTTGGGTGGCAGTTTAACTTTGACTACAGACAACATTGGGGAAGGCTCTAGTAATTTATATTTTACTAATGAAAGAGTTGATGATCGTGTAAATGCTTTATTAGTCGCTGGTTCAAACATAACGCTTACTTATGATGATGCAGGAAACACTCTTACTATTGCATCTTCAGGCGGTGGTAGTGGTACAGTTACCGAAGCCTTTAAAACTATTTCAGTAAGTGGCCAAGATAATATCGTTGCTGATAGTGCAACCGATACTTTAACAGTAGCAGCAGGTAGTGGTATTACACTTACTACCAACGCTAGCACCGATACTTTAACAATAACCAATTCAGGTAGTGCTTCAAACTCATTTGAAACAATAGCTGTAAGTGGACAATCTAACGTAGTAGCAGATTCAGGCACAGATACTTTAACTCTTGTAGCTGGATCTAATATGACAATAACTACCAATGCTGGCACAGATACTATTACTTTTGCTGCAAGTGGGGGAAGTGGTTCTGGAACTAATATGGACACCAACATCTTTGCAGGTGATGGTTCTGATACTACCTTTACATTAAGTACAGCAGTTAGTGATGAAAATAACTTAATGGTATTTATTGATGGTGTCTTTCAAGCACAAAATGTTTATTCAGCATCAGGCACTACTTTAACTTTTGCTACTGCACCTGCTAATGGCAGAGTTATTACTGTTTATCATTCTACAACTACAGTTGGCGGTTCAAACAATACTTTAAACACTATGACAGGTGACAACAGTGATACAACGCTAACGCTATCAACTGCACCTGTTAATGAAAACAATGTTTTTGTTTACTTTGATGGTGTTTATCAAAGTAAGTCTAATTATTCTGTAAGTGGCACAACACTTACTTTTAGCACAGCACCACCAACAGGTGTTTTAGTAGAAGCAATTACTGCAACGAATACTGATATTAGTACAGCAACACAATTAGTAGATGCTGATGGCGATACTAAAGTTATGGTCGAAGAAAGTTCTGACGAAGATACTATTAGAATGGATATTGCTGGTACAGAAAAAATGGTAGTTAATTCAACAGGTGTTGGAATAGGACAAGTACCGACAAGAGATTTATCTATACACGCTGGGGATGCTAGTAGTGTATTTGCTCATTTTACCAATACAGACTCAGGCACGACATCAAGCGATGGTGTAATTATTGGTTTAGGTTCGTCAGAAGATTTATTGCTTAGTAATCAAGAATCTAGCAAAAACATTATTTTTGAAAATGGTGGCTCAGAGGCATTTCGTATTAATTCGTCAAATGATGCTGTTTTTACAGGCGATATAACATTTGGTGATAGCCACACCATTGGTAATGGTCCTGGAGATAATTTAACTTTAACCTCTAGCGCAGGTGAAAATATTGTTATTAATTCTGTAGGAGGTATTACAGTTATCTCAAGTAACGGCACGGAAAAAATAAGAGCAACGTCTGAAGGACATTTGTTAGTGGGTACTACTGCTGCTGTAAACGGTTCAAGATTAAGGGTTAAAAGTTCAGGCAGTAGTTCTTCTGAATATACGTGTGAAATGGGTTCTGCTGATGGTGCAACACAGCTTTTAATAAGAAGTGATGGTGCAATTAGTTTTGGTTTGGATAGTGCTTCGCCTTATAACAACCAAGCAGGTGGTAGTGCTAATGCAATTTTATTGAGCAACGGATATTTAACACGTACAGGTTCATCACTAAGATATAAAAAAGATATTGCTGATGCAACTTGGGGATTGACTGAAGTAAAACAACTAAGACCTGTTACCTTTAAATCTAATAGAACTGGAGAGTTTGCAGATGATAAAACGTATGGTGGTTTAATTGCAGAAGAAGTACATGCTTTAGGTCTTACAGACTTTGTTGATTACAATGATGATGACGAACCTGATGCTTTGCATTATGCAAATATGGTTTCTTTATTAACAAAAGCAATCCAAGAACAACAAGATATAATAGACAGCTTAACCGCTAGGATTGAGGACTTAGAAGCATGACAACAAAAATACCAGTAGAGTTAGTAGGTTATCAAATAGGTCGTAGGAATATTGTTATTAATGGTGATATGAAGGTTTATCAAAGAGCTCAATCCGTAACAGGATTTACCGCTGCTTATAAATATTATACTGCTGATAGAATGAGATTTAGCTCCTCTGGAGGAACAGTTGGAACTTGGAATCAAGAAGTACAAACAGACCAAAACATAGGTGATTATTCCAATGTTAATGTGTTGAAAACAACTCTTGCTACCGCAGGACAGGCAGATTATTACAGAGGAGTTAATTATCGTGTTGAACCTACAGATATAAAACACATGGTAGGTAAAACCTGCACTTTAAGTTTTTATGCTAAAGCAGATGCGACCACCACACAACAAAGAAACATTGATGCCATCTCAAGTGCTAGTGTGGCTTCTTCCGTATCTTTAGGGAACATTACTTTGACTACAAGTTGGACAAGATATGAAGCAAGTTTTACTATGCCTAATTGCACTGATTATTTAGATATTACCCTTAGAGTTGATGGCGACATAGAAACCTCATCTTATATTACTTTAATACAATTAGAACTCGGTTCTCAAGCAACTCCTTTTGAGTTTAGAAGTTATGGGGAAGAGTTAGCTTTGTGTCAGAGATACTATGTGGAATTAACTTCTGACCGACAAGTTAATCCAATTATGAACGCAAGTTATTACCAGAATACTTCTATTTACGGAGCAATTATTTTTCCGACAGAAATGAGAGATGAACCGACTCTAGTACAAACTACAGGCACAGATTATTTTAGAATTTATTCTACTGGTGCAGCTGACACTTTTACAGGCTTCAATGCCATACACAGTGTAACTCCACAAAGAGTAGTCATTGCCGCAACAAGTTCTCAAGGTATATCTGGAACTGCAGGTAATCCAGGCTGGGTAGAAACAATGAACACAGCTGCAAGACTTGCATTTACAGCGGAGATATAATTATGGAAACTAAAACAAACTTTACCTCGGCAAAATACGTTAAAAATTTATCTGACGAAAATTCTTGTATCGTTGTAACCATAGAAGGAAAAGCAGGAAATATGATAGTGCCTTTGATAGAAGGTAATACTGAATACGATGAAATCATGCGACAAGTAAATGCAGGAACACTAACTATAGAGGAAGCAGACTAATGGCAATCACAAAAGTATCAAGAGGTTTATTAAACACAGGTATCTCAGACAGTTCTGATAGCACGGCTATTACTATTACGAGCGGAGAAAAAGTACAAGTAAAAACTGGCTTTACTATGAATAGTGCGGTTGCTCTTAATAATACTGGAGATTTCAAAATTATAGAATCTGCCAATTCAACTGCAGGTGTAGGTTATGCCGCACCAATTATTGGTGTAAATATAGATGATGCTGTCAATGGCAGTAACACACCAACTCAAGATAATGTTTGGGGTGGTGTTTCAGGTGCTTCTGCCTTATCTTTTGGTGCAGATATGTCAGCAGATAACGCTACTCACATGTTTTGGGGAAGTGGTCCTAGTGAATCAGCAGGAACAGCCTTAACTAAACTATTAAGTGTTTCAAGAAATGGTGGTATAAGTTTTGGCGCAGATACCTGTAATAATGCTAACACTTTAGATGATTATGAGAAAGGCGTTTGGATACCTACTGTAGTTACAGGAACTATTGGTGTAACTGCTGGTTCTGCTGAATATACCAAAATCGGAGATATGGTTTTTGCACAAGCCAGAATTCATACTTTTTCAAATACTACATCTAATAATGCTATAATATTAGGTGGACTGCCTTATTCTGTTGGACTACCTCAATCCCATATAGGAACTGCTTGGGGTAATTTTGGCGAATCAATAGACCGCCCTACGATTTTCTTTTATCAAACAGGAAGCGCATACTATGCGGGTAATAACTATGGTCATGCAACACACGCTAGTATAGATTCAGGAACAAATCTTATAATTAGTTTAATTTATAGACATGGGTAAATAATATTTAAAATAAAAGGTAATAATTATGGCAATAACAAAAGAAACAGTAGTAGATAAGATTGAGATACTTGAAATGGGTCAAGTGCAAGTCAGAACTGCTACAGTAATAAAAGAAGATGGCACAGAACTTAATCGTTCTTTTTATAGACACGTTTTAGAACCAAGTATTAAAACAGGTGATACTTGGGGCGATACAGACATATCTGGAGAAGATGCAAAAGTTCAAGCTATCTGTAACGCAACTTGGACTGATGCGGTTAAGACTGCTTATCAGACTATGATTGATGCACAACCACAATTAGAAGGTTAATATGGCAATATCATACGCATGGGATGTAAAAACAGTCGACACAAAAACAATAGACAGCAACGCTGATACTGTTTTTAATGTGCACTGGCGACTAACAGCTACCGATGACACTAATACTGTAAGTGATGGACTTGGCGGAACTGTCAATGCTGCTGCAACAGTATATGGTACTCAATCATTAGATACTTCAGACTTATCAAGCTTTACCGCTTTTGCAGATTTAACTGCAAGTGATGTACAAGGCTGGGTTGAAGCAGCAATGACTGCTGATACAGTTACAGAAATGAAAGCTGGTCTGGATGCTACTATAGCTGAATTAGTTACCCCAACATCTGAAACAAAAACTATAGGTGGCTAAAATAATATATAATTTGTAATTATGGCAGATACATTTACCAGTAATTTAAACTTAACTAAACCAGAAGTAGGTGGATCTACATCTACCTGGGGTGGAAAATTAAACACTAACTTAGATGCAGTTGATGGTATTTTTACTGCTGCTGGTAATGGTACGTCAGTAGGCCTTAATGTAGGCTCTGGCAAAACTCTTACAGTTGGTGGCACATTAGATATAAATGGTACGATTGATTGTGAAGGTGGAGCGATTGATAACACCACGATTGGTGCAAGTACAGCTTCTACAGGAGCTTTTACTACAATAAATTCTTCTAGCACAGCGACATTAGCTAGTATTACTTGTGCTGGAACTTCTACTTTAACAACAGTAGATATAAATGGTGGTGCAATAGATGGCACAGCTATTGGTGCTAGTTCAGCCTCAACAGTTGCAGCTTCCACATTAACCGCAACTACTGTAACCGCTTCTTCACACGTCAATACTACAAGCGGTCAATTACAAATTAACGGAACAAACATTTTTAATTTGATATATCCAATAGGATCAATCTACATAAACGCTAATACTGCTGCAAATCCAGCAACTTATTTAGGAATAGGAACATGGGTAAGATATGGAGAAGGTAGAGTAATAGTAGGGCAAAACAGTACTGAGTCTGAATTTAATACTTTGAATGAAACAGGCGGTGCTAAAACCCATACTTTAAGCGTTAGTGAATTACCAGCACACACTCACACTATTACCTTTAATGCTCAGGGCGATGCTTTTGGTGCAAATCCTGCGATGAGTGTTGCTGCTGGAAGTCTTAGTAAAACAACAAGCTCAACAGGTAGCGGTTCAGCTCACAATAATTTACAACCTTATATTGTTGCTTATGTTTGGCGAAGATCAGCTTAATTTTAGGTAAAAACCATGCCTTTGGTACAAATAACACCCCCAGCAGGAATAATAAAAAATGGCACAGACTACTCTAATAAAGGTCGTTTTGTTGATGGCGATTTAGTACGTTTTGAAAATGGTTATTTAAAACCTTTAGGTGGTTGGACATTTTTTAGAGATAACCCAATAGGTACATTTTTTACCGCTACAGTTACAACTGCTTCATCAAGTGCAAACATAACAGTTACAACAACTGTTGCACATGGTCTTAGTGTTGGCGATACAGTTGTTTTAGAAAACTTTGTAGCTACAGGTGGCATTACTGCTAATGAAATCAACACAACTTTTACAATAGCAACTGTGCCTTCAACTACGACATTTACTGCCGCTACTACAGGTAGCGGAACATCTGCTGCGACTTCTGCTTCTGCAAGAGTTATTCAACCAGCAGTTCCAATAGGTATGTATTCTTATAAAACCAATAATGGTGAAGAAGTCTTAGCTATTGGTACTAGATCAGGCATAAATATTTTTTATGATAATAATTGGTATGATGTAACACCTACTGGTTTTTCTGGAGATGATGTTATTACCTCTACTGGTTATGGTGCTTTTCATTATGGGGTAGAAGATTGGGGAGATGCTAGAAGTACCTCTGCTTTAAATTTTGATACTAAAAGTTTTTCGTTTGCTAACTGGGGTGAACATTTAATATTTTGTTTTGCAGGCGATGGCAAGATATATCAATGGCGACCTGATACTGGGAGTGGTAGTCCAGATACGATAGCTACCGCAGTAACTAACGCACCAACTGGTTGTCAGGCAGTTATTGTTAGTAATGAAAGACATTTGATAGCTATAGGTTCTGGTGGCGATCCTCGAAAGATAGCTTGGTCTGATAGAGAAGATAATACTACTTGGACATCTTCTGCTAGAAATACTGCTGGTGATTTACAAATAGCTACTGGTGGTCAAGCTAATTACGCAGTTAAGTTTGGTAACGATATTATTATTTTTACCGATGTTGGTATAAACAAGTTGTACTACACAGGTAGTCCGTTTGTTTATGGCATACAAGATGCTGGCGTAAATTGTAAGGCAATTAGTCCAAGATCAATTATATCTTCTGGTGGTTTTTTATCATGGATAAGTGAAAACTCTTTTTTTACTTACAACGGACAAGTAAGAGAGCTTAAATCAGATGTGCATGATTTTATTTTTGACAGCTTACAACAAAACACGCAACAAGCTACTTTTGGTGCGCACAACATTGATTACAATGAAATCTGGTGGTTTTTCCCAGTCGGAGATGTAGATCAATTAACACCAAACAAATATATTATTTGGAACTATTTAGATAATGTTTGGTCTATAGGTGAATTAGACAGGGGTTGTTGGATAGATCAAGGTGTCTTTAACAATCCAATAGCTTGCGATAAAGATGGTTTTGTTTACGAACATGACAAAAGAGCTTTATTTAATTCACCAGGATTAGGTACAAGAAAACCTTTTTGTACAACTGGCCCATTAGAAATAGGCAATGGCGATAAAGTTGCACAAGTAAATCAAATTTTACCAGATGAAGAAACAACTTCTTTACCAGCAATAACTTTAAGTTTTACTGGTCGTTTTACCCCATTAGGTGCAGATACAGATTTTGGTAGTTTTTCTTTCAACGCTGATGGTTATACCGATGCTAGATTTTCTGCCAGACAAGTACAGATGAAAATAGAAGGCGATGTTACGCAAGACTTTCAAGTTGGCAAGATTAGATTGGATGTGCAACCTAGAGGTCGTAGATGATAGATCCTGCTAGTAAAAGTCAATATATACAAAGAGTAACCAATGCCAAAGCAAGTTTAACTACTACTAATGCAACTACTTTATTTACTGCACCATCTGGCTCAGATTTTGATTTTGCAGTTATTGAATCTATTTTAGTTAATAACAACAATGCTGCATCAACTACTTTAAGTGTTACTTTGACTGATGCTAGTTCTAATGTTTTTAATATTTATGATGATTTTACTGTTGCAGGTAATACAACTGCTGAATTATTAAGTAGAGATTTAGTTTTACAAGCAGGTGAAATAATTAAATTAACTGCTAATGATGCTAATAGAATTATGGCAATAACTAGTTTAGTTGAATATGCAAAGGGTGATTAAAAAAGAAGATTGGGAACTACAATGGGATTATTGCAAGCAATTTATTGAGCCTGCTCTAAAACATCAAGATTCCTATACAATAGACGACATAGAAGATAAAATAAGACATGGATTTTTCCATCTGTGGCCAGGTAAAGAATCAGCCTTTATAACTGAGATTGTTACTTATCCACAGCACAAAGTAATGAATTTATTATTTTGTGGTGGCAAATACGAAGAACTAGAAGCAATCTTAGCTTCTATTGAAACTTTTGCTAAAGCCATTGGTATAAAAAGATTATATGGTGGTGGTCGTAAAGGTTGGCTTCGTAAGATTGAACATCTCGGCTTTGAACGAGAATATATGATTAGAAAAGAATTATGAGTAAAGGCGCAACAACAGTATCAGCAGAAGTACCTGAGTATCTACAAGATCTTTATACAGAAGCATCTAAGCGAGGATTAGAAGCTGCTGATATACCTTTTAAGCCATACACAGGCGAAATGGTTGCTGGTTTAACACCAGATCAAATGCAGGCTATGGAAGCAACCAGAGGACTATTTGGTCAATCTATGGCTCTTGATCCTAGAAGTAATTTAGCTGCTTTGGCAAGACAAGGTACACCTACTGTGCAAGCTGCATCTTTACTAGATACTGACATAGCTCGCTATCAAGATCCTTACACAGAACAAGTTTTAGAGCCTGCATTAGCAGACATCCAAAGACGACAAGAGATGGAACAACAAAGAGCGCAAGACAGAGCAATAAGAGCTGGTGCATTTGGTGGTAGTCGTTCTGCTCTAATAGAGTCAGAAGCTACTAGACCATTTGCTGAAGAAGCAGCGCAAACAATCGCTGGCTTACGTTCAGCAGGTTTTGGTCAAGCGTTAGGCATGGCAGAAAGAGATGCAGCTCGTAGGCAACAAGCAGCACTTGGTCAAGCAAACTTAGAACTAAGAGCCAGAGAACAACAAGCTGGTTTATTAGGTGGTGAGTTAGGCGAACAATATCGTACGCTTGGTTTATTATCTGGTATCGGTGGACAACAACAAGCATTAGAACAAGCTAGATTACAAGCACAAAGAGGTGAGTTTGAAAGAGAACTTGGCTTCCCTGCTTATCAATTAGGTTTATTGAATACCGCAGCAGGCGGTATATCTCCTGCGGTTATTGGACAAAGACAACAAAAAGAAACTGGCTTGGGTGATATTTTAGGAACTGGAGCAGGATTGGCTGCTGCATATTTTAGTGGGGGGTTAGCACAACCTCCAAAAAAGACGTGAAGGGTTTAATGGCCATCAATACTACAGGTGGCACTAACCCCTATGGGAGTTATGCTTAATCATGGCTAAAAAAGAAGTAAGAAGAACGCCATTAAATGAAGGAGTAAATCTTTTAGATGCTTTTGATTTAATGAATCAAAGACAATCTTTTGGAAGTCTTGCAAGAATACAGTCAAGACGTAATATAAACCAACCAATTGATAATACAGAGTCTTTATTAGCTAATGTGCCAAGCCAAGAAAATATGGTTATGCCTGTTTCAAACGAGCCTAATATTGGTTTGTTAAATACAACTCAACAACAACCAAATATTGCAAACAATGTATTTGGTATGTCAAACAACATGCAATCGCAGACTACGCAACAGCCTGTATTTGATAGAAATCAAAAAATTGGATATATGTTATCTGCTTTAAGTGATGCGTTTGCTGGTAGAGATGTTGCTGGTCGTGCTATGGGAAGGGCGCAAGCTATGAGACAACAAGCAGAAATTGATAGACAAAGACAACAACAAATTCAAACACAAGAAACTTTAAAACAATATCTGAATCCTCAACAATATGCTTTGTATGCTGCTGGAGTTCCTTTAAGAGAAATTACAGAATTTACTACGCAAGATTTATCAGGGCAACAAATGATTGAAAAAACAGATGAGTCTGTTGAATCCTTTACAAAGGATACTGATTTTCAAGATGACTATGCAAATTTAGATCAAGCATTTTCGCCTGCTGATGCTTTTCAAGAAACATTCTTGAATGTGCCTTCAAGATTTTTGCTTGGAACAGATTTAGCTCCAGAAACAGCAAGAGCAATTAGAGATAGAGATAGTTTAAATTTAGACATTTTGGCAACTTTAGCTAATGATTATACTGGCAAACCAAGTAATTTACTTTTAGGAGAAATTAAGAAAAATATTCCAGAAAGTGCAGCAACTTCTGAAGCTGATGCCTTTCAAAAATATTCTAATTTTCAACTTCAAACAGAATCAAGAATTAAAAATTTAGAAGATGGAATTAAAAGTCCTAATATTAGTGATTCAGATAAAGAAAAATATAGAGAAGAATTATTTAAATCAAAAGTTTTGCTTAAAAAATTAGAAGCAGCAACATTAGGCTTAAAAGGCGAATCAAAAAATATTTTAGAGCCTGACGTTAGTGCAAGTTCTAATAATTTTAACGATCTTTATTTAAAGTAATGGCAACAACTTACAAAGATTTAAAAAATATAGAAAACAAACAACAGGTTTTTAACAAAATTAAATCTGATGGATATAAGTTATTGCAAGAAGGCAAAATTGACTCAAAACAATATTATTCTAAAACAAGAAATATAGGAATTGAGTTAGGGTTAATAGATGCAAAAGACTATCCTGGTAGACTACCAAAAATAGCTGAAGTAGCTTTAGAGGTTATTGGTGGTACTGCTGGTGCAATAGGTGGTGGTATCTTAGGAATCCCTGCTGGGCCAGCAGGTGTTATTGCAGGTGCAGGTGCAGGAGCGTTTGCAGGATCAAGTGCAGCATCATTTGGAGCTGATTTTCTTGGTGATTTATTAGCTCCAGATATGCCAAAACCTTCTTTGCAAGAAAGAACCCAAGATGCTTTAACAACTGGTGCAATAGATGCAGCTTTAACAACAGCAATTCCTGTAGCTGGTAAAGCGTTAGCTCCAGCAATAAAGAAAGCATTTAAAGGCGGTAAAGAAGCTATTGAAGAAGTTGCAAAAAAAGTACCAGATTCACAAACACAAATAGGCGTATTAGAAAGAGCGTTTGGTTTAACCGACGAAGCTGCAAAAAAAGCAGAAACATTAGCTAAAGAAGGTGTAGAACTGTCGTTTGGACAAGCAAGCACATCTCCTTTTGTTAGAGGTATTTATAATTTATCAAGTAGGATGCCTTTAGCTGGCGCACCTGGACAACAACAATTAGCAAAAACTTTTGAAGCAGTTGATAATGCGTTAAATACAAGAATATCTCCATTAGCAAGAATTAAACCTTTAACTGAAACTGAAAGATCTAAAATGATAAAAGAGTTTGGTTTGCAATCTTTTAATAATTGGCGTTCTACTTACAAAGCTGTTTATAAAAAAGCAGAACAAGAAATAAAAAAACAAGGTGATTTTCTAAATTTAAATCCTTTACGAGTTGTAGCTTTAAGAAATATGCCTAAAAGCGTTTTTGAAGAAATGCCAAAGGATGTTCAAGATTTAATGTTGGATATAAATTTATATGGACAAGATGCTTTAATCGGAACCGCAAGAAGAAGAGGAGCAGACATAATTAAACCAAGTATGAACTTTGATGATATACAGGCTTTGGATTTTAGATTAAAAGATTTATCTAAAAAATATGATCCTGCAAAAGCACAAGTTCCAAATAATACTGCATATCGAACAGTAACAGCACTACAAAAAGAATTAAAATCACAATTAAGAAATCCAGAAACTTCTTATGGCAGGCTTATGTCTGCTGGGGATAGATTATTTAAAGAGTACATGACAGTA